GAGCTGCTAGAGCGTTATTGGATTGTAATTCCGCAACCTGGGCCTGAATTCCGGTGTTCGTAACACTCGCCGCCGTGGCTGTGTTTTGAACATTCTCAGCCGCACCATATTGAGCGAGCAGCGCTTGGAGCGTATCAGTACTTGCGATGTTTTGTTCCTCTTGTGCCGCAGAGGTTTGAATTTGGGTACCGGCAAGTTGATTGTTCGATTGAAGCGCTGCAATTTGGGCCGCATACTGAGTCTGAGAAAGTTGAGTAGCGTTCTGGGTCGCTTCAGCAGACGTTGCTTGATTCGCTTGTAGCTGGGCAACGCTCACAGCGGCGTTGTATTGAGAGACTTGCGCATTCGCCTGTATCTGTGCAACGTTGAGGGCAGCCTGCAATTGCTGCGTGTTCCCTGCGGATGCTGCGTTGATCTGCGCTTCCTGAACCTGTGCAGCCAGCACGTTTGGATCTGCCGCCGGATTGTACACGGCCTGCGATTGCGCGGAGGAAGCATTCGAAGCAGAACGCAGCACGAAAATGAGGATGATCGCGGCAAGAATTCCGCCACCTGTCAGATACGGATGTTCTTTGATCCAATCCACGTTACCTCGTTTCTATTCCGCGAAATCACCCACGAATCCTGATGTCTGATTCTCGGGGTTGATCAAGCCAGTCAATATCACATCACCCGCGATCGGTCCGCCAAGACCATTCGTAAACACATTCGGATTTGACATGACCTGTACACTCTGTAGAGGATTGAACGTATTCGGAACACGTAAAAATGCCTTGCCCCAAATCGTAATCAGCGGCAGTTCAAAATTGGGTTCGAAAACCCAGTTCTCCGCACCCGGCGAAAACAGATCACCTTCGTGATAGCTGTAGATTGATGTGCTCGGTCGACCGTCTGTTTCGAATGCGTAAGCCGGCGAGCCAGTTCCGAACTCGCCAGACCGAATCCGAAAGTTCCCACCCGACACCTGCTGTGCCGGTTTCCGTGGTCTCAGAAGCCATGACATGCGAAGACTCCTAGTAATTCGATAATGACAGCGATCCACCACCACCGGTGAAGGAGCCGAATCCACCACCACCTGTCACAGGTGATAGCGCGGTTCCGAGTGATTGAGAGAATGCAGAACCGCCAGCCTGAATCACGCCAGCGGTATTCGCATTCTTTGAAACCAGGGTTGCGATGATAGCTACACCGATGATAGCGGTGAGCACCGTCACAACCGAGGTGATCAATTCGTTAGACATTTTTGTTCTCCTAAATCAAGCTGATTGGTGAGATCGTGGACCCACCACCAAAACTCAAAGCACTTCCGCCCGTCACGGGCGCGGTAGCCGCTCCAAGTATACCAGAAAACGCACTACCGGCAGCCTGCAAAACTTGAGGTGTCTGGGCATTCTTTGAAACCAATACCGAAATAATGGTAATTCCGATAGCGCCTGTGGCGATTGCGATGATTGCCGTTACTGCTTCGTCTGATACCGATTGAGCCATCAGGATGTCCCCGTTTTGATTGCCGACGTGAACTGCTGAAAGAACCCTCCACCCGAAGTTCCTGGATTCCCCTTGCTCAAAAAGAGCACTAAAACTACAAGCGTCAAAAGACCAATCGAAATCGGCTTCAGTCTTTCGATGTAGCCGAGAGCACCAATCAAAAAGATCGCGATGAACCAATACACAAAATTGTTAGGTCCGGTGAAATCACTCTGGACGAGGCTGAACAGTTGAGCATGAGTTCCCCTGATCGCCGACACCAGCAAAAAGACACCGATAACTAAAAGAACGAAGGGCATCAGATTGTAAGCACTGTCCCATCGTTCAAAGTGATCGGCGCGTTCGGACTAGGAACTACTGGAGCGATGGGTAACGGTTGCTGGTTTCCGATAGTCGTACTTGCGAGTGAAGGACTTGTCGCGGGAATCGGCGCATACAATCCGGTAGACAGCATATTGATACCGGATGCCGCCGTACCGGATGTGTTGGTTGCCGGTGTTAGAGTAGTCACCGGATTCACCGCCGCCGATCCGATACCCAGGATGCCAAGATACTGAGTGAGCTGCCCCCGCACCGTGATATACACGATGAACCCAATGATGAGGGCAGCGGCGATGATGGAGGACTGATTCATTACTTTCCGACGGTGGCGTCAAGCACGCTCAAGAGCACCCACACATCCACAGATCCGGCGGTAAGCGCGTTGATGTCCGCTACTGTGGTGGTAATCAGAACCACCAGATTGATCGGAGCCGTCGTATTGCAGCCCACTGTCGATCCTGCCGTCGTGGCGGGTGCGAAACCGGTAGCTGAAACGGCAGTCGTCAAATCGAACGCTGTTGAATAGTAGAGCGTATCCGCACCCGCCACGCCTACCTTGGCCGTCATCGTCGTAGCACCCGCGAACGGAACCACTGTTTTTTCGCGTACGGCATGAAAGAAGGCATTCGCCGGTAGCTGGCAGAGCACCACGTCCTGAGTCAGTCCGGCAGCAAGGGCCACGGTCGTCACGGTTCCATCCGGAGCCGTGACCACAAAGTTCAAATTGACAGCATCGACCGCGATGTTGAAATGATGCCATGCGGGAATGTTCCCGTAGAAGTTCCCACCGTTGGGGACCAAAGTAGGCTGAATCAAACTGAACATTCAAAAACCCTCCTTAAAACCAGCGTCATCATAACGGCCATTAAAAAGGCCATCATCACAAAGGTAACACCTTCCCGATAGCCATCCTCATATAGGCCACGAAAAGTTTTCGTTCGATCGCGCGGTCCCGTTTCCGGCTCTTGAAACGCGGAAACTCCAGCGTTCTCTGCCCTGATGCGCCAGACATGCGCCTCTTGAATCCAATTGGCCGACAGAATATGGCCTTGCTCGCGCTCGGTTTCATCATCCGTCCAGTCGAGCATAAGATGCCCGGCTGCATCTTCGAGCGCTTCGGCTCTTGCGGTCATCTGCTGCGCTGTCACTTTAAGCATTCCTCCGCGTTTAGCCCGTGTATCGACATCGGGTAGGTCCTCCCTTTCCACTTTCGCCGTTTTCGTATCTTCGTTTTCAAGCATGATCAAGCCGACGGCATAATGCCAAGCTTGCCGAGCGTCATCTTGCCGAAGCTCGGCATCCAATAGCCGAGGGCATAGCCGAGAATCACTAGCCCTAAAATGTGCCACCAACGTACTGACATGGTTTTCTCCTTATAGATCGTTCGCGAGTTTCATGAGGATGATATTCCACATCCACACAATGACGATAAGCAAGCCTACAAATAGAGCCCAATTCAAAGCCGAGCCTTGAGAGTCGAATGGTTGCTTGAACCATCCAATGATCTCCTGAATGAAGCCTGTATTTGATGTTCCCATTTTTGTTTCCTTTTTCCAGGGGCCCCGGAACATCACGGAGGTTTTTGCCACGGAGCCCCTGCTCCCTCACTTGCGTGAGCTTAGGAAGCCGCCAGCGAACCGGCCATGCTCAAGGTCTGGACCAGAGCGAAGTCTTCATAGCCAAGCAGCGCGTACGCTCCCGTGTTTGCGATTAAAGCGTTGATGATCAGTTGCATGTTGCCGTACTGCACCGTGCTGATCGGCTTCTCGCGAGAGCCGAAATAGTAGGTGCCCGGCGGTAGATCCGTTTGGAGATGGTTTCGAGTCATGATCGCGGAGAGCGCCGGTTCGATCTTCCAGATGTTGGTGAAGTTGGCCGATTGCAATGCGAGATAGTTGATGTCCGCTCCCACACCGCGCGCACCAGACGATCCAGTGTTCACATAAATTAGAGTGGTGGAGAGGAAGTCGCGGAAGTTCGAGTACTGAATCGGGAAGTCCTGATTTGGAGTGATGGCCGTGACGGACGTGTTCTTGAGTTCGTAAATCGTCGCCAGATCAAGGATCGGCAAGAGCACCCCTCCAGGACCCGTCGGCAACTGATCCAGGTAGACCTGATACACGGTTACCGTGGCCGCGCTGATGACTGCCAAAGCGGTAGGCCCACCGGACGCTCCCACGTAGATAGCAGACGTGGAGTCCGTACCGTTGGCTACCACGGGAGTCGGATTGAAGGTCAGATTGAGCTGCATCGTGGCATTCACGACGTTTGCATACACCGATCCACGAAAGTCTGAATCGGAGTAGCTGAGAGGCACCCAGTACCACATGATCACGGTGCCGGAGTTAGCGGCGTTGATCGATGCGGGAGCCGAAATCTGCTGCGTCCAGTTCGCGCCAAAGTTGATCGGATCAACGAAACCGGTAGTGTTCACGAGAGCCGAAGCGAAAGGCCGCCGGGCCTTCACCGAATTGATGAATGCAACGTGCCATCCAGTTGTTTGAATGCGTGTGTTGTTGTTCAGATCGTTGAACTGAATTTGAGTGAATAGATTTGCGGGTCCAAAATCGGTAAGATCGATTGTGACTCCCGAACCATTGGTAATCGTGGACGAAACCTTGACCCAGAAACCGAGGATCAATCCAACGTTACGCGGAATCACGTTCACAACCGGTTGAGTCTGAGAAATGTTCGAAGTTCCCGATGCCGAATAAGTGGCGCCGAAAACTTGTTGTGTCATCTTGACCGCGCGAGCCTTGATGGCGGCACGCGCGATTTGATTGATGTTAGCAGGTGATAAGTTTGCTTGTGATCCCACAATCCTCTCCTTTATTCAGGGTTCTTTTCAGGCATCAGGATTTCGTCGTCCCTAATCCTTTGATCGATCCATAAGACAAAATGAAGTGCGCCGCAACGCCCGCGATGAGAACCATCAAAACCACGATGATCCAATTCAGCGGATGTTTTAGAATTTCAAAATTGATGACCTTATCCATCGCTGTTTCCCTAGCTCGATTTGCCTTGCTTCTGTTGCACGATTTTTGCTGCAAGACCGAGCAGCGCGAATCCAAGTCCGACCATGAGCACGACGGTGATCCAGTTCGCCGGCGTCCAACTGATGATAGTCTCTTCAGCCATAAGGTCCTCCCTCTTAAGACGTTAACAGGTTGTAAGGTCTATGTCAAGAGGCCTTACGACTTCCTGGTCCGCAGGTCGGCAAGCTGTTTCTTGAGCTTGAGTTCCTCGACCCGACGCGAAGCGTCGGCTAGCCGTTCTTCGAACGTTTTCCGTGTTGTCTTCTTTCGTTTCGCCAATTCACACCACCTTTTTGAGTTTTGTCAACCGCATGTCAAATGTATCCAGAATCGCATCCTGATCAGGAGCAGGTTGCATCACTCCAATTTCGTTACGCGCCACGTCATAGTAGTAAGAATGATACTCCGGCAAACGGCGCGCCAGAGGAAACGGAATGAACTCGTTCACTTTTCGTAGATCACCAGTATGTTGCAACCGGAACACCTGAAAAAAGCCTGATTCGGAGAACACGAAACGATCCATCCAAACGGGTCGCTGTGAGAGTGTAATAAGAGGTATGTGTTTGGAGCGACCCTGTGTAAGCAGTCGTCTGAATCCTTTGCTGTTTTTGCCGACCATGTATCCTTCATCGATAAACACGCCCATGTTTTCACGCGCCCAAATCTTGCGCATGTGTCCGTCCAGTTCATCTTCATCATCGATGTCTGGATGCAAAACGTACACACCTGGACGCTTGGGCAGTTCCTCATGCAACGCCATGTGGTGCGCGCCCTCAATGGAGTTTATGAGATCATCCCCCTTGAAGTCATAAACGATCCACGGTTTCACATCGTAATTTGCTTTTGACAGATGCCATAGTGCGGCGTGAGTCTTACCGGAGCCTGTGGCCCCGACGATTGCTAGACGGTCCTGATCTCCAGGTCCTCTCAATTTAAAATGATTCCATCGTTTCACCCGGAGGCATCGGGTTCAGTTCCGAGGGTGACATTTCGGACAGTGGGCGTTGAGCCGGACGCGGCGCGTTGCCGCGATCGATTGGTGTTGGCGTTGGTTTCACAACCGCTGGTTTCGGCGATGCTTGCTTACGTTCGCGAATCGCCGGTATCATGGGTCCGTAGATCCCACCCATGGTTAGGATCAACTGTGCCCATGCAAGCTTTTTGGGATCAAGATTCGTCTGGTAGTGGCGCATCACTTCCTTGAGCGAATCTGCATACTGTTTCGCCTGAGTACCGTTGATCTCAAGCTCCGGAACCTCCAGGAACTTTGATACGGCAAAGTGTGCCGATAACAATAGACCATCCAGATTCGCCGCTAGATGACTCTCCGTTTCGACTTCCGCTCGGACTCGATTTTTGGAGCCGAAGGGACGTCCACGTTTTCGGGAGCCACTGTCGGGGGCAGTTCGTTCGGCATCGAAGTCGAATGGTGAGATTGTAGGGATGTCTCTAGTCCCTCGAATCTCCGCGATAGGTTCTGGTTTTCGGTCCTCAGACTCGTGACTTCCGATTGAAGAGCCGTCAAACGGTTTGTCGAATCCGTCCTCAATTCTGATACCTGGGATCTTAGCCATTCAGTATCTCCCTTAATTGCCTCGGCGAGTGTTGCCGTTTCCGTGTCCGTTGGGCTTGGTTCTTCCGGGAGAGGCACCACTATTATCGGTTCCTCCCGATGTGACAACGGCGGATCGAAAATCTGTTCTGGTGACATC